CGCTGCCCGACATGGGAGGAAATGGATTTTGTGAAGCGGCTGTTTTTCAAGGATGATGAAATTGCTTATCAGCTTCACATGCCAGCCGCCGCCAACATCAGCTTTCATCCCTACTGCCTGCATATCTGGCGGCCGGTCGGGGGGGCGATTCCGCTGCCGCCGCCCGACACGGTTGGGCCTTGGACGGACAAGGTGGCGGGCGAAACGGCGGTGAAGGCATGAGGCATGAATCCATCGAAACGCTGGAAAAGCGGCTGGCGCAATGGCGCGCCGCACAGGTTTCCGGGCCGGGCTGGATGAAGGCCGAGGCGGGCAAGGTGATTGGCGATTTGAAGGCGAAAATTGAAGCGCGGCGCAAGGTGGAGGATGCCAAGGGATAGGCAAAACGCGGCAGCATTGCGCGACGAGATAATCTTTACCGCGCTTGACGAAGTTTCGCGCTACCGGCCGCTTGCGACCACGGAATCCGAACTGATGGAATTGACCATGCACCGGCTTGGCCTTGCGCCGGGGCAGCAATCGCCGGCCGAGCAGATGCGGCACCGGATGCAAATGCTGGCCAAGCGCAACGCGCTCCATCAGCGCGATGTGTCGATTTGCAATCTGCTAGGCAAAATCCAGCAATTCCGGCCCCTCGACCGCCACGAAAACACACTCCTGGCCGGGGCGATGCACCGCCTTGGGCTGACACATGACAAATGGCACTGGACGCCCGAGGAAGACGAGTTGGTGTTCCGCCTGCTTCGCAACCGGGCGCGGCGCAAGCGGCCCAAGCTGCCGTTCACCGTCAATGGCGAAGTCGAGCGCTTGGCGATGGAGTTGGGCCGCAGCTATTGGGCGGTGCAGCGGCGCATTGAACGGTTGCGCAACGGCAATGGAAAAATGTTCAAGCGCGGCAATGGCAACGGCAGCCTAGATTCTGCCGATGGACGAGAAGATTGTCACAATCAAAACACCGTTGATGGCGGCGGCGGCGCGACCGTCCCCAAAGAAGCGGCGCACCGGCCGGCCTAGGAGTTGGGAGCCGACCAACAAGCAGCGTCACTTCATCGCCGTAGCCGCCGCCGCCGGGTTGAATCACAACGAAATCGCCGGCGCGGTCGGGATTACCCGCCACGTTCTTGAACGCCGTTGCGGCAAGGAACTGGAGGACGGCCCGGCGACCATGAACGGCCGGGTGGCGCACAAGCTTTTCCAGAAGTGCATGAAGGGCGACACGGTTTCGCTGCTGTTTTGGTGCAAGACCCGGATGGGCTGGAACGAGAAGCAGCAAATCGAGCATACCGGCAAGGACGGCGGCCCGATTGTCTATGAGCAAATCGAAGCCGAGGCGGCCGCTTTCACGCAGCGCATTTCACAAATGGCCGAGCGCTTCCTGCCGCCCGAGCCGGCCAATGACGCGACCGAGGAATTGACTCAAAAGTCAACCGAAGCAGCGGAAGGATAGCGCGATGCTTGGCTTCATTCTGATGATTGTGGCGATGATTTTGTTCCTGCTGGCGGCATGGCCGAAGGTCAGCGCCAGCATCAACCTGGTTGCGCTTGGCTTGGCGTCCATGGCCGCCAGTTTCGTTGTCGGCCTTTATCCCGGCTAGGCGATGAATGAGCAGCTAAGCCCGGCGCAAATACTGGCGATGCTGCCGGCCGACGAGCGCGAAGCCGAGTTGGCCAAGCTGGACAAGAAAACCGTCGCGGCGCTCCGCACCTACTGGCTGATGCACGCCCGGCCGGCGCAACTAGCGCCGCCCGGTGATTGGCTGACTTGGCTTGTGCTGGCAGGACGCGGGTTCGGCAAAACCAGGACAGGCGCGGAATGGATTCGCGCCAATGTTTGCGGCGCGACCCCGCTTGCCGGCGGGCCGTATCGCAATGTCGCAATCATCGCCGAAACGGCGGCCGACGCCCGCGATGTGATGATTGAAGGGCGCAGCGGTTTGCTCGCCTGCCACCCCAAAGACTTCCGCCCGCTTTACGAGCCGTCCAAGCGCCGTATCACATGGCCGAACGGGGCAATCGCCAGCGTGTTCAACGCTACCGAACCCGACCAGCTACGCGGCCCGGAACATGATTTGGCATGGGGCGACGAACTGGCCAAATGGGCTTACGCCCGCGAGACGTTTGACCAGCTTCAATTCGGGCTTCGGCAGGGGCATCCGCCGCGTTGCTGTATCACGACCACACCCCGGCCAATTCCGGTGTTGCGGGAAATCGTGGCCGACGAAGCGACCGTGATAACCAAGGGCATTACGCTGGATAATGCCGATAACCTGGCTCCGTCCTTCATCCGCCAAATCCGCCGCAAATATGAGGGCACGCGGTTGGGAAGGCAGGAATTGATGGCCGAAATTCTGGACGATTACCCCGGCGCGCTGTGGACGCGGCTTGTGCTGGACGATTGCCGGGTGAAGCAGGAAAAGGTGCCCGACATGGCGCGGGTCGTGGTTGGCGTTGACCCTTCCGGCACCAGCGGCGACGACGACGAGGGCGCGGATATCGGCATTGTCGTGGCCGGCCGGGGAATTGACGGGCGCGGCTACATCATGGCCGACTTCACTTGCAAGCTGTCACCGGACGCTTGGGCGCGCCGGGCAATCGACGCCTACCATTTGCATGAAGCCGACCGGATTGTGGCGGAAGTCAATTACGGCGGCGCGATGGTCAAGGCCGTGATTAAAACCGCCGATGCTTCGGTTGCCTACAAGGAAGTGCACGCCAGCCGAGGCAAAGTGGCGCGCGCGGAGCCGGTTGCTGCCATGTTTGAGCAAGGCCGCTGCCATATCATCGGCGGCTTTCCCGAACTGGAAGATGAAATGGTGCTGATGACTTCCAACGGCTATGTTGGCGAGGGCAGCCCGAACCGGGTTGACGCAATGGTTTGGGCGTTAACGGAATTAATGCTTACTCACGTTCCCGATTCCAGCGCAGACGACAATAGCATTACAATTCCCGGTCTGCTAAACGCCTTTAAATAATATCGTGAACCGGGATTCGACGTTGCAGCTAAAGACGCTTTCCATTGAGGAAATCGAGCGCCGCCTAAACCTGGCGGGCAAGCGCACGGCCGATGTTCCCGACATAGCTTGGTTCCGCCGCAAATTCCGCTGGCGCTTCTATCGCATGGCCGACACCGGCATGTTCCTGACCACGTTCGGCACCGTTTTGGCCGTGTCGCCTAACAATCCAGCTTGGTTCCTGTCCGGGTTCGGCGCGGGCCTTGGCCTTGCCGTTGTGATGATGTGCGAGCGCCGCGCCCGGCTAATGACGCGCCAGCTTAAGCGCCGCGCCGCCGAACAGCTTTGGCTCGACGCCAACGGGCGGTTTGACGAGTGAATTTTTAACAACCGGGAGGAATGACTGATGGCAAGTGAACCCTATGACGGCCCTGACCGCCGGAATCAGGATGATTCCAATCTGCTGACTTTGACCGCCGATATCGTGGCGGCCCATGTCAGCAACAACAGCGTGGCGGTTAACGATTTGCCGCAACTGATAGCCAATGTGCACAGCGCGCTTGGCGGGCTGATTGCCCCGCCGGCACCGGAAAAGCAGCAACCGAAAGTGGGCATCAAGGCCAGCGTCAGGCCGGATTACATCATCTGCCTTGAGGACGGCAAAAAGCTGAAAATGCTCAAGCGCCACATTATGACGCACTACGGTTTGACCCCGCAGGCTTACCGCGAAAAATGGGGTTTGTCGGCCGACTATCCGATGGTCGCGCCGAATTATGCCGAGCAGCGCCGCGTGCTTGCCAAATCCATCGGCTTGGGCAAATTACGCAAACGGCCCGCAAGGGCGAAGAAATAGATTCACGGTGCGCGGGCGATTCGGCAAAATGACCCCTCCCGCGCCGTGACAGGACGGAAGGCCCAAAAGCCCTCCTACGCATACCCGAGCAAGGTTGCTAAGCAGCCTTTTGGTCGTCCGTCCCGCCGCCGGCATTTGGTGCAACGCCAAGTGACCGGCGGCACCTTTTCCGCCGCTAGCCGGGGGCTTTAAGCGGCGCAAGCGAAGGCCCGGTGCGAGCAGGGGCGCGCCGGGCCTTTTGCATATTCATGCACCGCGTAGACTCTTATCCACGCATATCGGAACAGCGGATTGCATAAGCGGGGAAGGTTGGCCCTCGCGCGGATTGCCTGTTGGGGCCGAACCGGGAGGAAAGGCACGAAAGGAAGCCTCTTTTGCGCGAGGGCCGGTGGCGATGATACAGAAGTGCCGGCAAATGTTCAAACGCTAGCGATGCCGCCGGCCGATATGATGCGGCCATGGCGACCGCTGCCCGCAAATACGACGAACCCGACGAAAAGCCGGATGCCGACGAGGAAGCCGAAGGCCAGCACGCGCCAAGCCAGTGGCCGGAAATTCACGAACGGGCGCGCGAGCGGTTTGACCGGGCCAGTGAATTCCAACTGGAATTGCGCGCCCATGCCCTGCTTTGCCGGCGCTTTATCTCGATACCTGGTGCGATGTGGGAAGGGCCATGGGGTGAGCAATTCGCCAATTCCATCAAGGTTGAAATCGACAAGCTTTCAAAGGGCGTGGACAAAATTGTCTCTGACTACCGCGCCAACCGCATTGTGCCTGACTTCCGCCCGGCCGGCGGCGACAGCGATGCGGAAACCGCCAACACGCTGGACGGGATTCACCGCGCCGACAGCTACCATTTCAAGGCCCAACAGGCGCGCGACAATGCTTTCGAGGAAGGAGCGGCCGGCGGTTTCGGCGCTTACCGGCTGTGTAATGAATATGCGGACGAAAACGACCCTGAAAGCGACGAACAGCGGATTAACCCGGCGCTGCTGATTGCCGATGCCGACCAGCGCGTTTTCTTCGACCCCAACGCCAAGCTTTACGACAAGGCCGACGCTCAATTCGGGTTCGTGCTGACGGCCGACGCGCGCGGCAGTTTTGAGGAAGATTATCCTGACAAGGCGGTGGATTGGCCGGAAAACCGGATGGTCGGCAATTACGAATGGTTCACGCCTGATGTTGTCGTGAAGGCCGAATATTACGAAATCGAAAAGAAGCGGGAATCGCTTCACGTTTTCACCCACCCGCTTGTCGGGCAGGAGCAGCGGTTTTGGGCGTCGGAAATTGATACCGACGAAATCACGCGGCTCAAGGGCTTGGGCTGGAGGGTTTCAACGCAGCGCCGCGAGCGCAAGCGCGTGCACAAATACATTATGAGCGGCGCGGAAATCCTAGAGGATTGCGGGCTGATTGCCGGGCCGAATATCCCGATTGTCCCGGTCTATGGAAAGCGTTGGTTTGTCGATAACCAGGAACGCTTCCGGGGCCATGTGTCCAAGCTGATGGACGCGCAGCGGATTTACAACGGGCGGGTTTCCAAGCTGGCCGAAACCGATAGCCTGTCACCGCGCGAAAAGCCGATATTCCTGGCCGAGCAGATGCCGCCGCACTTGCGCGAATTGTGGTCAAAGCAGGAGCAGGAGCGCCACCCCTACGCGCTCGTCAATCCGGTTATCGACCCGTCAACCGGGCAAATCGTGGCGATGGGGCCGATTGGCAAAATCGAGCCGCCGCAACTTGGGCCTGTCACCGCCATGTTGCTGCAACTGGCGGCCGGCGATTTGGCCGCCGAAAGCGACGATGGCGCGGATGAAGTTGTCGCCAATACCAGCGCCGCCGCGATGGACATTGCTGCCACCCGCGTTGACGACAAATCGGCAATCTATCTCGACAACATGCGGCAGAGCGTCCAGCGCGAGGGCGAAATCTATTACGGCATGGCGCGCGAGATTTATTACGAACCCGGCCGCGTGCTGGAAACCATGACGGAGGAAGGCGAGGACGGCCAAGCCACGTTGAACGAGCCGCGCATGGACAAGGCCGGCGCTGTCAGCCCAATCAACAACTTCGCCAATGGCCGTTACAAAGTCGTTGTGGACGTAACCGAGGCGACCGCCACGCGCCGCGAAAAGACCATTAAATCCGCGTTAAAAACTGCCGAAGTGGCGATGCTCGCGCAGAACGTGGAACTGGCCAATGCCGCCGTCATAACCGCCGTAATGAACCAGGACGGCGAGGGCACCGCCGATTTGCAGCGCTATGCCCGCAAGCAAGGCGTGCAGTTGGGATTGGTCGAGCCGAACGAGGAAGAAAAAGCCGAAATGCAGGCCGCCGCCGAGGCCGAAGGGCAGAAGCCCGACCCGATGATGGCGGTTGCCGGCGCGCAGGCACAGGCACTTGGCGCGCAGGCGCAAAAGGACACCGCACAGGCCGGCAAGATTGTGGCCGACACCGCGCTTTCGCAGGCCAAGGCAACGCAAGTGCTGGCCGACGCGAGCAAGAAGCGCGCCGAGGCTGCCGATATCCGCACCGGCGAAGGCGCGCAGGCCGCCAAGACAGATGCCGAGGCCGACGAAATCCGCGAACGGCGGTTTGCGCCGCCGCCCGAACAGAAAATCCGCAAGGGCTATGAACTTGAAGGGGCCGAGCAATGACCGTCCAAGCAATCGAAGGCACGTTGAAGATTCCCGCCGCATCGCGGGATGCGCTGGATGAAGAAGTTGGCTTTGCGCCCCAAGCGAAACCGCCGGGCCAAATGGCTATTTCCGAGGGCTTCCGGCCCAATCCTAACGACGACGCCAGCAGCAGCGCGCTGTTCAACATTTTTCTGGAAAGCCACGATTTTGCCGGCGAAGTCTATTTGCTCAAGGAAGCCCCGAGCGAAACCAAGGAATTTCAGGGCTGCAAATTCCGCGTGCTAAGCCGGGGTAGCGAAATGGCATGGCCAATCGCGCCCGACGAGCATTTTTGCGACACCATGCAGGAGCCGGAAAACGGCGTGGCCTATTACCTTGCCGCGTGGGGCGAAACGGCCGGGCAGGAAATCTATTATCGCATGAGCCTTTGACGCCAAAAAATGTTCAAGCGCAGCGCGCGCGCTCCATCCCTAGAATCCGCAGTTTCAAGGCAACCGTCATGCCTGGAAATGGCGAGACAAGAGGTGATTTATGGCACAGCGCGCGCCCGCTGACGAAGAAGAACCCCTAGAACTTACTCCCGACATGGAAGCCGACGCCCCGCCCGAGGACGAGGAAGCCGATGCCCCGGAAGACGAACCGGAAGATGCGGAAGCTGAACCGCAAGGCGACGAGGCCGAAGCAGAAGCGGAAGGCGAAGCCGAAGAAGAAGGGCCGCCCGAGGTCGGCTTTGGCGACGACGAACCGGCCGAAGGCGACAACAGCGTTATCCGGGCCTTGCGCGAGCGCAATAAGCAGCTTTCCCGAGAAAATGCCGAAATGCGCAATTTGCAGCCGGCCGAACCGCAACTGGATTTGCCGCCCAAGCCGCGCTTGGAGGACGTGGATTATGACGAGGACGAGTATGAGGCCCGGCTGGACGCTTGGAAGGAGCGCGAGCGGCAAATCAAGGAAGCCCGCGCAAACCAGGCCGCGATTGCGGAAGCGGCGAACCGCGAATGGCAGCGCGACCTAGAAACCTATGCCAGCAAGCGCGAGGCGTTGAAGCTGCCCGATTTTGAGGACAGCGCGGATGCCGTCAAAACCGCGCTTAGCCTGCCGCAACAGGCTGTGATTTTGAAAGCGGCGAGCGATGCGGCCGCGTTCGTTTATGCCGTTGGCCGTAGCGAGGCGCGGTTGGCGGAACTGGCCAAAATTCACGACCCCATCAAATTCGCCGCCGCTGTGGCGCGCATGGAGGGAGGAGTCAAAGTGGTTAAGAGGCGCAAGGCACCGGCACCTGACAAGCCGGCGAGCGGTTCCGGGCAGATGCCCGGCGGCACGGACAAGCATTTGGAAAAGCTGGAATCCGAAGCCCAACGCACCGGCAACCGCACGGAATTGATTGCCTACAAGAAGAAGCTGGCAGCGCGCGGCAAGGCCAAGGCCAAAGCCGCTTAAAAAATGTTCAAACGTAAGCGAGGCGGCATTGCGGGTATCATGCTCGCATAGCCGCAACGCAGCGCCCCCGGCTGTAACAGGGGAGATACCAGCGGCCCGCCGGCCGGAAGCCGAGCCTCCGATACATCGCTAGAGCGAAGGGCAGGGCAATGCCGAGCAAATTTACGAACCAAGAAGAAGTCATGTTTGACAAGGTTCTTGAGGGCTTCGACGACATGCTGATTATCGGCAAGGCGGCGGAGAAATTCACCCCGCTTGACGCGCAGGGGATGGAGCGCGCGCTGGACAAATTCTGGATTCCGGCTCCGCAAATCAGCGCCAGCTTTGACGGCTTCGACCAAACCGCCAACTTCATGGACGGCATTGAACTGTCCGTGCCGGTCAGCATCGGGTTCCACAAATCCGTGCCTATCAAGCTGACCAGCAAGAATTTGCGCAACGAGCATTATTTGACCGGCAAGGGCACGGCCGCCAAGCAGCGCTTGGCGAGCGACATAAACCTGGCGCTCTACAACACGGTCGCATTGCAGGGCAGCGTGGTTATCAAGCAGACCACAGCGCCGGTCGGCTTTGACGATATCGCGCTGGCCGATGCGGCTTTCACCGAAGTTGGCGTGCCGCAAGCCGACCGGCTCTATTTTGCCGCGCCGCGCGTGGCCAATTTGATGGCTAGCGACCTTGCCAAGCGGCAGACGTTCAGCGGCGAAGTGCAGAACGCCTATGAGCGGGCCAACATCGGCATCGACATTGCCGGCTTTGACGTTTTCAAGAACGACCAAAGCATCCGCCTTGCGGCGGCCGGCGGCGGCGCGACGACCGTAAATGGCGCGAACCAATATTGGGTTCCGCTGGCCTATTCGACGGCAGCGACCGGCGAAATTTCCAACGTGGACAATCGCGGGCAGAATTTGACGATTACCGCCGCGACCTATGCCGCAATCAAGGTTGGCGATGCTTTCACCATCCTTGGCGTCAACAGCGTCCACATGATTACGAAGCAGGACACCGGGCAGCTTAAAACCTTCCGCGTTGTCGCCAAGCCGAGCGCCGGCGTTATCACCATCTATCCGGCGATTATCTCCGCACAGGGCGGCACTACGGCCGAGAAGGAATATCAGAACGTCAGCGCCACCCCGGCGTCGGGCGCTGTAATTACTTGGCTGAATACCGCCACCGCGCCGCTTAACCCGTTCTTTGTGAAGGGCGCTCTGTTGCTTGTGCCGGGTTCGTTCGTTGTTGACCCCGAGGACGGCTGGAATGTCATGCGGGCGACCACGGAAATGGGCATCGGCATTACCTATGCCCGGCAGGGTGAAATCAACGACCTTAGCATCAAGGCCCGTTGGGATATCGACTTTGGCACGGCGCTGACCAACCCCGAAATGGCGGGCGTTGAACTGTTCAGCCAAACCTAGGGAAACGCGGCTTTTTGGCGCGAAGAAAGGACGATGCAATGAGCGGCGAAACCTATCCCAAGATGCTTTACAGGCATGGCGACCAGGCGGTTGTTTTTGAGGAAAAAATTCCCGTCGATACCTTGGTCGTGGAAAACGACGAGGATTATACGGCGGCGCTGGCCGATGGCTGGCATGACACGCCCGGCCAAATCGGCAAGCTGGCCTATCAGGAGGGCGGCGACCCGCCGACCGCCGAGGGCGGCTATCCAACCGACCATCAGTGGGACAAGGGGCTGATGGGGCAGGCTGGCCGCGCCGACCGCTTAATCCCGGCCGATATCCCGCCCGAAGTGCAGGAGGCGATGGCAGCGAAGGAAAAGGTTGTGCTGCCGCTTGGCAATCCGCCGCGCCACCTTGACCCGAGCGTGCCCGGCCCGGCGGCCGAAACCGAAGGCGCGGACGCGCTCAAGAAGAACCCCGGCGAGCGCACGGCCAAGGCCGAGGAAGAATTTGCCGAGCAAGCCGAAAAGGCCGAAGCCAAACGCGGCCCCGGCCGCCCGCGCAAAACCGAGGAAGAAAAGCGGCAGGATGATGAACGGGCCGACTTTGGCCGGAGTCCTGCCGACGCGGCGGCCCGGTCGGGAAAAAAGTGAGGCTCAAATCCCGGCTCAATCGTTTCGGAATCCCTCACTTTTTGACGAAGGGTATCAAGCATGAACGGTAAGACCGAACACCCGCATGGCGC